GTAAAAAAGGTCCAACATAAAAATCCGACATTTCAATATATGATTTTGAAAAAGATTCTATATATTCAATATATGCATCATTAAATTCTTCATATATTAATTCTAATTCAATACATGCATCATTAAAATCTTCTAATATTAATTCTAGTCCATCATACATTGAATATTTTAATTCTTTTGTTTGATTAGTATAATCAATTTTACTATAATAATTTATAGATTTTTTTAATGTATTATTTATAATTTCTTTTTCTTTATTTATTTTATTTAATAATTTACCCAATTTTTCAATATCATATTTCATATTTGCGTATAAATAAATTTATATATATATATATATATTTTATAAAATGATTATTGTAACTAAACTCAACTGTCAAGAACTAATATGTAAATTTATCGATGAAAATAATATGAAAATAAATAATTATTTTGAATCTGTTCCAAGTATTTATTTAGGTATGTTAAAAAAAGATTATTGTTTCACATTAGATAGAGATTTATTAAAAAGTATTTTAGTAGATATTTGCTATAAATATTCACCCGATGATGTATTTAATCAATCAATGGTTTTAGAACATTCTCTTGGATTTGAAGAAGATAGTGATGATGATGATGAAGGTGATAATGGTCATGATGAAGATAATATAGATCTAGGATTAAATAATTAATAATTTGAAAAAATATTTAAAGTTTAAATTAAATATAACATTGTAATCTTACTATAATGGAAAACTTAAGGATATCTACTATGACTGCTGTTTGTAATATATCTGATGAAATAAATCTGAAAACATGTTATGATAAACTAGTTATTAATGATATTATTCATTTTATTGAATTCAAGGGATTTCCTGATAAAGGATTTTCAAAAAAATCTGTTAAAAAGAAAAGAAAAATTAAAGACAAGAAAGTATTTTATAATCAAATTACGGTTCATGTATTTTTAGGGAAAATTATTAATGTTAAAATTTTCAATAATGGCCGAATTCAAATGACTGGATTAAAATTTAGAGAACAAGGTGAAAAAGTTATTAGGGTATTGATTGACGAAATTAATAAATATAATGATGATGATTGTATTTTTAAAGGTAAATTAGAATTAGAAAACTATAAGATTGTATTAATTAATAGTGATTTTGATATTAAATATAGAGTAAATAGAGATATTTTACATAGAGAAATAATTAATATTGGAATGTATTCATCATATGAACCAACAATATATCCAGGTGTAAATATTAAGTATTTTTATAATAATATAAATGAGGCTGGTGTATGTAATTGTTCTAGTAAATGTAATGGTAAAGGTTCAGGTAAAGGTGATGGAGATTGTAAAAAAATAACAATTGCAGTATTTAATAGTGGTAAAATCATTATAACTGGTGGAAATTCATTTGATCAAGTATTAATTAGTTATGAATTTATTAATTCTCTATTATCAGATAAAATTAAATATGAAAATATTATAACGAATGATGATATTAAAAATAATAATAAAGTAAAAGATAAAGAAATTAAATATCAAGTTAAATTAAAATAATGTATAATATATATATATATATGATGTTAGTATTTTATTTTATCGTAATGTTATTAATTATTACAATTTATAATTATTACAATAAATCTGGTAATAAAAGTAAATTAATTAATAATTCATTTGTTAAACCAAATAATCAAATGATATTTAATTTTGATAATTATTCTGCTGATAAAAAAATAACATTTGGTAATAATGTTGTTAGTAATATAATGTATACTCATAGTACTATTCCAACTGAATTAAATAGTAAAATAATAAACGAAACAAAGGATTTAATATATGATTTTAATAAATTAGATAATAAATTTTATTATATTAAAAAAATCAATCAATTATATATTCAAGAAGATAAATTTGGAAATACTCGTAATGTTTTAATAGCATTTATATATGATATAAATAATTATTATACATTAAAAATAATGATTGATTATGTTAGTATAAATAATAATAATATATATACTAATTCTATTGGTATTTTAGAAGGTTCATATTATAATATATTAAATCGGTATGATTATACTATTTTTTCAAGAGCATATCTCGGAGAATATAATACATTTAATAATGATATTATTAATATATTAGATGAAAATTATAAAAAATATTCTAAACTTGTTGGAATAGAAGACACAAGTTTAGATTTTGGTAAAAATAAAGCAAAATTAACTCCTAATAGTCAGGATGATTTAAATATGTTCTCAAATATATATTATCCAGATGGATTACCACAAACACACTTTGATCCTTTTTGTAAAAAACATTTAAATATATGGGATAATACTAGTGCTAAGATTAAAAACCCGAATATTAAAGAAAATTGTGTTGTAAATAACAATTCTACTTTATTTAAAGCAAATGAACCATATTTTGCTCCAGGTGTTGTAACACAGCGAGTAGATATGAATGATTATAGTTGGATGTATCAACCATATAGGGCAAATGTTGCAACTAGATCAGCTGAAAATACATTTGTATAAATTATTTTTTATGTTTTCCACAATAATTATATCCTAATTTACAATTATTATTACACTTATTATCTTTATTTTTTCCACTTTTTAAAACATATTGACATTTTATATTTTCATATTGTATTTCATTTATGTTATCAGTATAATGAATACCTTTATGATATTTTTTAATTCCATTAACTATTGGTAATTTTTTATTTTTTTGATCTGATCTACAAAAAGGACATCTCATATCTTTTTTACAACTATTAAAACATTTTATAATACATTCATAATGAAATTCATGACCACAATCTAACTTATGTATAAAATGTTTATTTTTTTCTTCTCCACATATAATACATAATTTTTCGCTTTCCATTATATATTTATTTAAAAATATTTTTAAATAAATATATAATATCATAAGATGATATATTTATCTGATGTAAAATTAGAAAATAAATATTTTACATTTAATAAATTTTTAAAATATCAAAATAATTGGTCGTTTATTCCATTATTATATGATAATAATGATTTTATAGTTCAAACACCATTATTATATAATCCATTTGGTATTAATAAAAATTATGATTTTATTGATTTATCAATCAGAAATATTAAAAATGATAAATCACTTCAAAATTTTTATAATAATCTTAAAAAAATAATTAAAATTATTAATATGAAAATAGAATCTAAATATTCTATTAAAGATATATTTAAAAAATATAAAGGAGATAAATTATTAAGGATTAAAACTAATAATGATTTTTTAATTTTTGATCAAAATAAAAAAATTATTGATGATATTCCAAAAAATTCATATGGTAATTATATTATTCATTTTTCTGGACTATGGATAAATAAAAAAGATATATTTCTTAAATGTAATTTACTTCAAGCTAAAATGAATATTCCATTATTTTTAAAAGAATATTCATTTATTGATACACAAATAAAACCCAAACCTAAACCAATTCCACCACCACCACCATTACCAGTTTTCAAAAAAACAAGCAATAAAATAATAATTCCTAAATCAAGTAAATATAAAAATATGGAAATAAATAATTCTGTAAAATTACCCACATTAAATGATATTAAAGATGCGTTGAAAAATTTAAAATCAATTTAATATATTTGTAAATATATAAATGGCTAGAGGTAAATTAAAATCTAAAAGATGTTTAACTAAAAAATGCGTTAAAAAAATGAATGCTAAAGCCAAAACTTTTACAATGAAAAAGGGTGGTAAAACATCGTCGCTTGATATTGAGGGTAGGTTATATAAAGAGGGTAAAGGTAAATATAGTGATTTAGAAGAAAGTGATTTCTGTGGTCCGGCTGGAAATGCACCAATGGGAACATTCCCAGTTGATACTGAAAAAAGGTGTTCAGCTGCTTTAAGTTATGCCAGAAATGCCCCATACCCAGATGGTATAGTTGATTGCGTAATGAAAAAAGCTAAACAAAATGGTTGGAAATGTGGTCAAGGTAGCAAACAAGTTAAAAAATTAAAAAGTAAAAAAAGTAAAAAAAGTAAAAAAAGTAAAAAAGGTGGATGGGTTGGTGCAACACTTGGATCTGTCGTCGGAACTGCGGTTGGTTATACTCTAGGGGCCAACTACCCTCCATCTATTCTTAAAAATAAAGAATCATCGGATAGTGTCAGCGATAATGATAGTTTTTCTGAATCTACTGACGAGTTCAATGATGGAATTAATCCCACAAATGAAACAACTCCTGTTCCCACTAAAGATGTATCTACACCCCTTTCGGGTGGTAAGAAAAAAACTAAAGGGAAAGGCAAAAAAACTAAAGGCAAAGGTAAAAAAACTAAAGGCAAAGGCAAAAAAGGCAAAAAATCCGCGTATAGTCAATTTTTATCCAAAGAATTAAGGCGCGTTGGAGATGCTAATCCTGATTGGCCACAACCTAAAGTTTTTAAAGAAGCTGTATCTAATTGGTCTAAATCCAAATAAAATTATTTTAATATATTTGTTTAATATATAAATGACTAAGAAATCTTGTTATGGAGGGAAGAAATCCAAAAAACCTAAATCTAAAAAAACTAGATCTAAAGGAAATAAAAAAGAATGTAATGGTGTTATGATTATTGAGATGGGATTACCATCTATGTCAAACCAACACAGTCATGATCATGGTCATATTCCACATCATTTAAAAAAAAATCATACATCTAAAGGTAATGTTAGAAAAAGTGCTAAAGGTATGCGTGGATCTAGATTAGCATATGATGATACTATACAAGAAAAAAGAAAATTATCTAAAAGAAAATCTAAATCTAAATCAAGATCTAAATCAGATACATTAAAAGGTAATGTTAGAAAAGGAGCAATGAGTATGCGTGGATCTAGATTAGCATATGATGATACAATGCAAGATAAAAGAAAAATGAGGAGAATGACTATGGGTGGCAAAACTAAGAAAAAGTCTAAAGGTAAAAAGTCTAAGGGTAAAAAGTCCGCGTATAGTCAATTTTTATCCAAAGAATTAAGACGCGTTGGAGATGCTAATCCTGATTGGCCACAACCTAAAGTTTTTAAAGAAGCTGTATCTAATTGGTCTAATAAAAAAGGTGGAGCATGTGGTCTTAAACATGGTGGATGAGGAGGAATCCCTAATAGAATGAAGGGTGGATGAGGTGGAATCCCTAATAGAATGAAGGGTGGTGGGTGACTAATGAGGGGTGGTGGATGACCATATTCTAAATAAATTTGATAATATTTATAATTAATTTAATAAATATTATCAAATAACTATGGGGAAAAATACAACTGGTGGTAAAAAGGGTCGGGGCAAAAAAAATGCTCCAAAAGCATCTAAAGATTTAATTTATAAAATTGAGGGAGAATCTAACTATGGTAAGATTACAGCTGTAAATGGGAGTGGTAGATACAAAATTTTAAATGTTGATGGAATTACTAGAAATGGTATTCTAAGGGGAGCATTGAAAAAAGGTGGACAGCGTTGTTCTAGAATTGTCCTTGGGGATTTAGTATTAACTTGTCCCTGGGAATTTCAAGATGAAAAATGTAGTATTCTTCACAAATATGAAAGAGATGATGCAAATAAACTTATTAAACAAGGACATGTTCCTGGAAACTTTTTACAAGATGATGTTACAACCAATGAAAGTGAATTTAACCCATTTGATATCCCTAGTTCCGATGACTCTGATGATGAAAAAGATGATTCTTCAGATGAAAATACTAAGGTACCAAATGAATTTTTACACGATGAACAAATTAATCTAGATGATATTTAATCTAGATAATATAATTCGTTCATATTTTATACTATATTTTTAATTATATTTTTTTTTTATGTTTATATTTATATAATGCCTAATGGATGTTCGGGAAATTTTTGGCAAGATTATAATTTTCGGTTAGCTTCTAATCCTAAAAGAGGAATTAGACGAAGAGCATGTGGTTATAATCAATACGATTATGAAAATTTATGTTCTAATGAATGTCATGTCTCTTTAGATAAAGATAAAGAAGACAAATTGGAAATAAATGTTACGCACGCACCCGATATTAAATAATGATTTATATTTATAAATGAGGTAAAATAGGATCACATTCCCACAAATATCTTTTTAATAAATATGATTCTTTTGGATTTTCTGGATACATATTTTCATCAATTTCTGTTTTATTTTTTATTAAATTAAAACTTTCTTTTGGTAAAACCATATTTAATTGTTCTGAACATGAATATGGTTTATCATCTAACTTTATATCAATTTTATCAATATCTTTTAAATATTCATAAACATCTACAAATGATGGTGCATAATAATATTTATATGAATATCTCCAAGCTATACATCCTCTCAAATAATAGTGAAGAGTCCATTTTAAAGATTCTAAATATGTTTTACTCATATCTTTTATTTTAAAGTTTAATATGGGTTCATATATTGGGAATGTTTTATCATCATATTCTTTATGAAATATAGTTTCCATATAATATTTATTTCTCCAATTGTCTAAATCTGAAAACACTTTTTTCTCAACCGATCTAAATACAATTGGTTTATGATTCATTACTCTAACTTTATCTGAATTTTTGTGATATATACTTTTAAATTTTTTTTCTTGCCTTCTCCTAACATTTAATATTTTTTTTAACCTTTCATTTTCACTAATAGATAATTCTTTAATAAATTCTTTAAAATATGAAATATTTATGATTTCTTTTTTATTTATATCTGTTAAATAAAATAAACCATTATATTTATCAGATAATTTACTATAAATATCTAATAAATCTTCTAAACCATTATATCTAATATTTATAGATGGAGTATGTTGAATAAAGTCATTACCTATGAAAAAACATATAAATATATAATCATTTATTAAAGTTTCATTACTAATATTATAACATTTTGGTTTTATTTTGTTTATTATACTATTTTTAAGTTTATTTATATCCAAATATATATATTCTGATTCGACATTCTCTATATTATATTCGGTTGTTTCTCTCAATAAATATATTTTTTTTGAATTACTTATTAAAGATAACATAATTAAGTCAGCATCTAGACCATATATTAAGTTTGAATCTATTTTATTTTTTTTAATAAAATCATATATTTTTTGCTCACCTTCACCTGGTTCATTTGAACTACTAAATATCAATCTTTTATTAAAACTATTTAAATAACTTATTTTTTTTAATAAATAATTTTCTAAATTTGTCATAAATTGTGTTCCAGGTGTTATTGCATTTGTATCCCAAATCTTTTTTTCTTTTGCTGATTTAAATCTCCTTAATCTCTGTTGAACCATTTTTGGTTTAGGACAAGGTCCATCAATAGCTATAAATATTAATTTTTTAGGATCAGTTTCTTTAATAATTTTTTTCATTTTTATAAATATTTTTTCAAACATTATATTTTCATTTGTTTCCCCTTGACAACAAGGATGTATTAAGCAATTTAAATCAAAATATAAATTATCTATTATAATTTTATCATTTTTATCCAACGGTATACATATATCATTATAATCTTCTACACATGTTTTAAAAAATACAGGTATTCCCATTTTACTATATATATATTATATATTATGGGTTTAAATAATATTTATGTAATATTTAAATATTATTAATAATATAAATGGCGAAAACATCTATTAATAATAATTTATTATATGCACTGATTGGATCTAATATTATTTTATTAATTATTATTATAGTTTTATCTATATTGGTATACAGATACTCTAGAAGAATGTATATTATTACTAATACAATTGAAAATATTGCTGATAGTGTTACAGAAACAGCAATAGAAACTATTATTAATAGATATTTAAGTAGAAAAAAAAATAATAATAATCTTAATTAATATAATATGATTGAATTAAGATATATATTAATTATGTTTATTATTTTAATAATAATATTATTTTATATTATTAGATTTTTTTTATTAAAAATAGACCTAGTTTATACTTGGGTTGATGGTTCAGATCAAAAAATAATTACAAATAAAAAAAAATTTAAAAAAAATGAAGAGAATGTTCGGCAATTTAACATAGATGAATTAAAATATTCATTAAGAAGTGTTGATAAAAATATGAAATGGATTAATAATATATATATTGTTGTTGATGATGATCAAATATTACCTAGTTGGTTAAATATTAATAAAGTTAAGATTATTAGACATAGTGATATTTTTGATATAAATGATTTACCAACATTTAATTCACATTCAATAGAATCTAATATATATAAAATAAAAGGATTATCTGAATATTTTTTATATATGAATGATGATATGTTTATAACTAATAAAACATATAAAAATATGTTTATTAATCATTTTTTAACTATGAATTATTTTAAAAAGGGACAATGTATTTTTAATTTAGAATATATCAAAGAAGTAAATAATGGTTATTTTGGAGCATGGAATAAAACTCAGAATTTAATTAATACATTTACCACACCATCTTGCCAATGGCACCATGTCCTTATTTTAAAGAAAAATAATTTTAAAGATGTAAAAAAAATATTTATAGATGAATATAAAAAAACATCTTCATCTAAATTTAGAAGTAATGATGATATAGTTCCAAATGGATTAGCATATCAATATGGTTTATATACTGGGGATTATAAATTTCATTATAATTACCGCAATATATATATAGATTTAAATTCAAATATAGATGATATTCTATATAATGTAAAAATACTTGAGAATTATAATGTAATTTTTTTATGTATTAATAATTCATCTGAATTTAATAATAAAACTGATATTATACTTAAATATCTAAATAAAAAATTTAGTATAAAATCTAAATATGAATATTAAACTCGGTAATTATTTATTTATTTAATATATTTAATAATATATGTCTTCAACATGTTTAAATTGTAAAATTATTAAACAAAATACTAGAAAAGTGCCATTATGGTCTATGAATGAGGGAAATAAATCATTATTGCCTGAAGTTATTAGAGAAAAGAAATATAATCCAAAAAAAACAGAATTAATTACAGAATCGCCAAAATTAACAAAATTAAATGTAGATGTTCCAATTAAAACAGATAAACCCGATACATGGGTATTTTATTGGGCCGCACAATCATCTAGTAATCCCCAAGAAATTATTCAAGAAAAAGATGCATATGGTAATAATAGTAATCACGGTATAGTTAAAACTGATGATAAAGGTAATGCTATTCTTAAATTAAATTGTCCTCAACCATATAAAGAACATGAAAAAGGATTAACTTATCCTAGACATGTTCATTATACATTTTTGATGAAAGATAATATTTGGAATGAAAATATTAATTCAATTGTTGTAATGTGTAATATAGATTTTAAACAAATGCAAAAAGCTGTTGATAAAAAAACACATATCGTATTAAATGCTTTACCCGGTGAAGAATATGATACTATACATATTCCTAATAGTTATAATATATATTATAAGTTTTTAGAAGATATGCCTGAAAAAGATCGTGGAAAGTATATAGAATCTTTATTAAATGAATATATCCAAAATTACCCAAAATTATTTAAATTATTAAAAAAACAAAAGTTATCTATATTTGATATACCAATTATAACATATTGTGATAATA